TCAAATATGCCCGATCTTTCAACAAATTGATGTTTTCTGGATGGCCAAAAATTAAAGGATCGGTGATTGACCAAAGGACAATACCCCTTTTCTTTTCCACCCATGCCAAATGTTGGAAAAAACTGTCACAGGCAATCCATGTCCTGCATTGTGCAAGCAATTGTTTTAATTCTGAAATTGATAAATTTTTCTTAAAATCTGGCACAAGTTGAGTTTCGCCATCTATTCCCACCTGAATAATTGGTTCGTCAATCAGCGCAATCAATTCTGGCCAAAAAGGATAGTTTTTGGGGTTTGGTTTGCCATCTGGCATTTGCTTGGAATACGGGGAAATGATGATCACAGGTACATCTCCCTGAATGCTGATTCAAGGCTGCTTTTCCAGTCCCATTGATCCATCTTTTTGTAAATGTTCCATTGATCCAAATCGCCAAATAATTGATGAGCTTCAGCAATTGACCTGCCAGGCACAATTTCTGGATAGCAAGTAAAAATTTCTGGATTCTTAATCAATGGCAAAACCTGACTGAACACAATGTGATCGCCAAGGCCACAATTCAAAACCACAATAGTTTTGTCTTTGTAAGCCAAGAAGTTTTGAAAGATATGTTCGTCATGGGCATAAAGCTCTTGCTTGGTTTCGCTTCGTATGCCGCCGTCTGGGTTCTTCAAATGCCATGTAATGGCGTTCGGTACAACCAAAAGCTTGTATCCCTTTTGGTGCAAACCCCAAGTAAACAATGTCTCTTCCCTATGAGCCACACGAGACAGGCCAAGGTTATAGTCATGCACTCCAGCACGGTACAAAAATGAACAGTACAAATGCTCGACACGTTTGGTTTCTTTGATCAGGCCCCATTGAATGTTGGGTTCTGTTTGAATATTTGCCACTAAGCCAGTTGAATCTAAATAAATTGGCATATGCGGAGGATTCATTACAGTACCGCCAATAGCACCAACTTCGATGTTGATATACCGCATCAAAGTCTCAAGAACATTTGACTCTGGCACAGCGTCATCGTCCACACGCCACACCCATTCATAACCCATTGTGTTGGCCATCTGATGGATGTGATGTTGCCCTTTTTTATGAGCAAACAACCATTCCCATTCGATGCCTTTGCATTTCAAAACATAAAACAGATTTTGATAAAGTGAATGCTCCCTCATGTCTTGAGGTTCATCGTTGTCATCAAAAATAATCAACTTATTTGGCGCTTTGGTTTGATTGGCAATCGCTTGAATGACCAAAGGCAAAGTGGTGAAATATCTGCCTCTGGTGGCAACCGAACAAAGTACTTTATTCATTGTCCCACCGGCAAAGCATCAAGTTGCAACGATTTGCGTCTGACACAGGCTCCATGGTGGTGGTGCATTTACCATGTTCAGAAATATAGGCAAAGTCAAAGCCTGGGAAGTCTTTTTCAGTCAAGCCATGCAATTTATGGTGCTCACCCCAAAATCCTGGCGGCTCGTTATGCGGAACACTGATCAACAAACGCTTGCAATGGTTTTTGAGTCTTTCAACAATTTCTAGCCCATTGTCAAGATGCTCAATAACTTCAAACGCAATAATTGTTTCATGTTCAAACACTTCATAAGTGTTGATATTGGCTTGAACAAACCATCTTTTCAAACCCCAGTTTTGCTCTTTTGCCACATCAATGATGATTGGGTCGTAATCAAGGCCAAGGTAATTGACTTGTTGCGAAAAAAATTGAGATCCGTATCCTGTTGAACATCCAACTTCCAACATTGATGTCCCCAACATATTTTGGTTTGCCCAAAGATAACGAGCAACCTCTCTGCCGCCAACTGGATCGCCCTTAAGAAATACAGCTCGTTCAAAGTTGTTGGTCAAGCGCCAACGATACCAATCAGGATGATGCTCTTTGGCTAGTTTGAGAACATGTATTTCAAGGATTTTTTCCCATTGCGTTGCTATGTCAAGTCCATACAATTCATTGCTTTTCATTTTTCCCCTATCAACTTTTCAAGTTTTGTTTCCAATTCAATTACACGTTTTGCAAGCTGAATGCTTGCCACTAAAGCGGCGTTGCCATAAGCAACAGATAAATAACCTTCATTATTTTCAGAAACAGCTTCTTTAAGAACATTCAACAATGATTGCGCTGAAACACCAGCTTGTCTAAAAGCAATTGGAGTGTCTATACGCACATACGTTCCATGTTTTACTTCAGAAAGCATTTCAACAAAATTTGATGGCAAATCTTCCCAATCTATTTTGAATCGCTCATCTGATGAACCTGTATGAGTAACAGCATTTAAATCTCCTGTCGATGGAGTGAAATAAACGGCTGATGTTGTGGAAACTGTAGGAGTTTGATTTGATCCAGCGGCAGCTACACCAACAACATATTGCGTGGTTGCAGCAGTGCTGGCAGTTGCATTGATTGCGGTGCTTGGACCAGAACCGCCTGTTGCTCCAGAATATCCACTGTATCCTGAATAACCAGAAATGCCTGATGCACCTGTTGCACCGCTATATCCAGATATTCCAGAAGCGCCATTTATTCCGCTGTATCCAGAATATCCCGAAATACCTGAAAACCCAGAAATACCTGAGTAACCACTAAATCCCGATGTTCCTTGAGAACCTGTGGCTCCAGAATATCCCGAAATGCCAGAATAACCACTATATCCAGAATAACCTGATATGCCACTTTGTCCGGCTATATCAAAATTCCATGCGGCAAATGTCCCAGAGCCGCCAAATAAATCTACGTTGACGGTCAAAGTTGTTGTGGTGTATGCAGTGATTAAACCTTCCATAAAGTTAGAAGGTGTTGTGGTATTTGCCACACGCACACGAGCGCCTACAGCATAAGCATTGGTTCCTTGCGTTTGGTTTACTGTAAATGCTTTTGAACCAGTGCCGACAGCAAATGAAGTAGTAGATATTAGATTTGCATAACCAAGACCAGAATATCCACTAATGCCTGAATATCCACTAAATCCAGAATATCCCGATATACCAGACCAACCACTGTATCCAGAAATACCTGAATAACCACTAAAACCAGATGTACCTGTCGCTCCAGTTGCGCCTGAATACCCAGAAATACCTGAATAGCCAGAATAGCCAGATGCTCCAGATGCACCAGTTGGTCCATTAGCACCCGAATAACCAGAATAACCAGATATGCCTGAGTAACCAGAAATTCCTGAATAGCCTGAAAAACCAGATGCTCCTACAGCGCCGCTGTATCCTGAAATTCCTGAGTAACCACTGTACCCAGACGTGCCAGACCAACCAGAAATACCACTGTATCCAGAATAGCCACTAATACCGCTGTATCCTGATTGGGTGTACATCACTTGAGTTGCAGTAAAAACAACTCCAGGTGTGCGTGGTGAAACTGGTGATGTGCCAGCAGCAATTGTTTGAATTTCGACACCAACATCATTGGTTGCCCAAACAAGTTCAACAAAATCACCAGCCACAAGTGGTATTACAAAATTGACAGTACCAATTAAGTTACCATTGACGCCGCCATGTTTTTCAGGAATAGTAAATTTGCTGTCAGTATCTGGAATATCGCCAGTACTGCCGCTGTCATTTTTTCTTAACCAAATATTGGCATCGTGTTTTTGTGTATCAGTGTTTGTAAATTGAACAGAAAAAGTCAGGCTGTAAACACCAGCATTTGCAAAAGTTACACGAGATCCAGAAACAACAGAAACACCACTGTTTGATGGATCAGCACTGTTTAAGGTAATGATGTAAGCGGTATTGGCAGATGCAGCAGTTTGGGTTGTTGTGTCCCAAAAAGAACCCCAATAACCTTGTGTACCACCAGCGCCAACAGCACCTGAGTAGCCACTGTATCCAGATGTGCCTGAAAAGCCTGAGATGCCGCTGTAACCGCTGTAACCAGACGTTCCGCTACCTGAGTAGCCTGAATAACCACTGATGCCTGAAAAGCCCGATATTCCAGACCATCCTGAAATACCGCTGTAACCACTGTATCCGGATATTCCAGACCAACCAGAAATGCCTGAATAGCCGCTAAAGCCTGATTGACCACTATATCCAGAAATACCACTGAAACCACTTATGCCTGACCAACCGCTGTAGCCAGAAATACCTGAAGCCCCAGACCAGCCACTGATACCGGACCAACCACTTATGCCGCTGTAGCCGCTGTACCCAGAAATGCCTGAGTAACCACTTATGCCGCTAAATCCGGAAATACCTGAATAACCTGAATATCCTGATCTGCCGCTAAAACCAGAAATTCCAGAAAAACCTGAAACACCTGATGCGCCGCTAAATCCGCTGATACCGGAAAAGCCAGAAATGCCGGAAAAACCAGAGTAACCAGAAAAACCAGAATATCCGCTGTAACCAGAGTAGCCACTTGCGCCAGGCATGTAAAACAAACCTGGCACAGACCACACCAAAACATTTGGCGTTCTGGAATTTACAAAAGCAATTGATACCCAAACGTCATATACAGGCGATGTGGGTGGGCTTTGCGTCCAACCAGAAGGCGGTGTGCCAGTGTTGGTGGTGAAGTCCCAAGTACCGCCCGTGGGCGTTGCTGGCGCTGTTGCCGAATCTTTGAAAATAAACCATTCAAAGAACGTGCCGCCAAAATTGGTTTGATTGCCATAAAGGCCAATCGTTTCCGTACCTGGCTGAGCAACAGCAGACCCATTAGGGCTCTTGCCGTACAAGCCTGGTGTTTCTGCGCCAGCTTCTGCAATGAGTGCCCCAGTTGGGCTGTTTCCGTATAGACCGCCTGTGGCCATGTCTTACCTCACTTAAAGCTGTAACGATAGTCACGGGGCTGGAATTCAGAGGTAAGGTGACGATCACCACCAGACCACTTGTCTTTAAAGTTTTGATCTTCAATCT